GATAAAACGGGTGCGGTGCAGCGGCGTTTGATTATCATTCCGTTTGATGCAACCTTTTCCGCTTCTGATCCTGATTTCAACCCGTATATCAAACACCTTCTGAAAACAGAAGAAGTAATGCAATACCTGATAAATTTAGGTATTCAGGGGTTGAAGCGTGTTCTTCTGAACCGTGCGTTCACAAGTTCAACAAAGGTTCAAAAAGAACTTGATGAATATGAGGAACAGAACAACCCAATTTTGGGCTTCTTCCGTGAATGTGAAGATGAAGATTTCAAGATTGAGAACGAACCAACAAACAAGGTTTACAAGCGTTATCAGGAATATTGCCTTGCTAATAGCTTGCAGCCTATGAGTAACATTGAATTTTCAAAACAGGTGAACAGAATTTTGAACTTCAAGATTGTTGATAAGAAAATCAACGGTAAGAAATTCAGGATTTTTGTTCCGGCTGATTAAAAAGGATGAAGTGATATGAGCAAAATTATTTTAGATTTGTGCGGGGGTACGGGTTCGTGGTCGAAACCGTACAAAGAAGCCGGATATGATGTAAAGGTTATTACCTTACCGAAATATGATCTATTCGACACACACACACACACACACACACACGAACAATAGAATTCCGGGATAAGTTGACCGGAAATATTGAAGCAGTAAATGCGGATGAAGTTTATGGTATTTTGGCAGCACCAACCTGTACCATGTTTTCACTTGCACGAACAACAGCAAAAACCCCACGGGATTTTGAAAGTGGTATGAAGCTGGTTGAAAAGTGCCTTGAAATTATATGGTTTTGTAGGGCTTCCAATGATTCAACGCTTAAATTTTGGGCTTTGGAAAATCCGCAGGGGTATTTAAGACAGTTTTTAGGCAGACCGCCTTTCAGCTTTTCCCCGGAAGAATACGGGGAAAATTACACAAAGAAAACTGATCTATGGGGGTATTTCAATATACCAAAGAAACGCCCGTATAAATTAACCCCTGATGAACAGTTGCTTTCATGCCGAAATAACAGGGTTCTTCCTGAATTACCTGATGATTACATTATGCCGGAAGGATGGAACAGGCAAGCGGCAAGAAGAAGTATGACAAGTAGCAAGTTTGCAGAAGCCTTTTATAAAGCGAATAAGTGAAAGGGGTATATATGAACGGCAATAGAAACAACCCATATTACAATAGTGAAGGTTATCCCGATCCTACGGCATACGCCGGAACAAAGGAAATCATAAGGGAAGAAACCGAAACTGAAAGAAAAGCCTTTGAATTGATTAAGGTTTTGAAGTTCGTTATTCGTTCATGCGGTTTTGAACTGATTGAACGAATTAAAATCAAAGATACGAAAACAGGAAGGGAGTTCCGATAATGGAAGATAGATGCCTTATTTGCGGTGATGTTATCCCGGAAGGAAGAATGATTTGCCCGCATTGTGAAGCTGAACCGAATGGCAAGTTTACCGAACTTGAAAGAATTGAACAGTTTTCAAAACTGATGAACAAATACATACCGGAAGATTTAACCTATTGGCTGATAGATAAGGGATTCTTCAAAGCCCCTGCTTCTATCCACCATCATGGGGCTTATACCGGGGCGTTGTTCGATCATTCTTTTGCAGTAACCAAAGCCCTTCTTTCGCTGACGGAACGCCTTGAATTGAAGTGGCAGCTTGAACGCAGCCCTTACATTGTCGGTATGTTTCACGATCTTTGCAAGATTGATAATTACACCCGTTCCGATAATGAAGCGTGGGAATATAACAATGCTGCATTACTTCCGGGGCATGGTGAAAAGTCGGTGATTCTGTTACAACAGCACATTCAGCTTACAGATGAAGAAATGCTTTGTATCAGGTGGCACATGGGAGCGTTTGACGATAAAGAGAATTGGAACAGCTACGGGCGTTCTGTTACCAATTACCCGAATGTGCTTTATACACATACAGCAGATATGATTGCAGCCCGTGTTTTAGGGGTGTAAATATGTATGTACTGAAAATTGATAAAGAAAAATTTTACCCGAAAATGCCAATAGAAAGGATGGTTCAGAAGATGGGAAAAGTATTTGATGGAATTATTGGTTTGGTTGTTGCTGATGCCGTTGGTGTTCCGGTTGAATTCAGGGATCGTGATACCTATGAAGTAACCGAAATGAGAGGTTACGGAACTTATAATCAGCCGCCCGGTACATGGTCGGATGATAGTTCAATGACGCTTGCAACCGTTGAAAGTATCGGACGATTGGGAAAGATTGATCCGGTTGATATTATGGATAATTTTGTTATGTGGCTTGAACACGCTGCATTTACCCCGCACAATGAAGTATTTGATGTTGGGGGTGCTACAAGAAGGGCAATCACCCGTTATGATAACGGTACACCTATCTTCCATTGCGGCGGTAAAAGCCGAATGGATAACGGCAACGGTGCGTTGATGCGTATTCTTCCGGTAGCAATGGCAGCGAAAGCGGAAAAGCCTGATAAGAAAATCCTTACCGTGAAATGTATTGCCGGACTTACCCACGATCACCCAATTTCACACATTGCTTGCTTCATCTATTCCTTCATGGTTGAAAACCTGATGAACGGTATTGATAAGCGTGAAGCTCTTTCCAATGCTATTCAGGTTGTAGGGAAATTATACAACTGTTCGGAAGCATGGCAAGAATACCGCTTCCTTCCTGAAATCGGTAAGTATGACCGTGATGAAATCAAAAGTTCCGGTTATGTGGTTGACACGCTGGAAGCTGCAATTTGGTGTTTGCTGAATTCAAGCAGCTACAAAGATTGTGTTTTGCTTGCCGTGAATTTGGGCGGTGATACAGATACCGTTGCAGCAGTTGCGGGCGGGCTTGCCGGAATTCTTTACGGTTGCGGTGGTGCATACGGTGTACCTGATGAATGGATTGCACAGGTTGCCCGTAAGGATTGGATAAAAGGATTGTGTGATGAATTTGAAAATAAACTTTCAAAATAACACACGGTTCAAGTTGCGGTTCAAGATTGGTTCAAGTTGTAGTTGTTGAAACTTGAACCGCTTGAAACCCTGATAAATCAAGGGTTTTCAGGGTATCGGTTCAAGTAGTTCAAGTTGTTTTTGATTTCTAAATAAAATAGAAAATCAACAATGCAAAATTACAATGTTTTTCCTAAAAAATAATATAAGAAAAACAAGTTGTTGAACTTGAACCCCCTGAACCGTAAGAAATCAAAAAGCCCTTGAAAAATCGGGATTTGAAGCGGTTCAAGTTCCCGGTTCAAGATTAGGAAAGGAAGTTGTACCCATGAAAGCAAAAGAATATTTGCAGCAGTTGAAGCGTTTAGATACGCTTATCAATCAAAAGATACAGGAATTAGGCGAATTACGGGCTATGTCAACGGTAGGTTCTGTTGATTACTCAAAGGAAAGAGTGCAAAGCAGCCCTTCACAGGATGCACCTTTTGTAAGGGTGATTCATAAAATCATAGAACTTGAAGAAGAAATCAATGCTGAAATTGATAAGTTCGTTGATGAAAAGCACCTGATTATAAATCAGATTCAGGCGTTGAATGATCCGAAACACATTGAATTGCTGTATAAACGATATGTTGAATTCAAAAGGCTTGAAGCCGTTGCAGTTGAAATGAACTACACATATCAGTACATAGTTGAATTGCACGGTTACGCATTGAAGGAATTTCAAAGCACCCATGAAAACCTATTGAATTCCAATGAACAAAAGTGATATAATAGTATCGTGAAAAATCACCCAAAGGAACGCAAGTTCCAAAGGGTGATTTTTCAATTTCCCCCGGAAGGATGCTCATAGCCGGAATTTTCGCCCGGTGAACTCCTGCCTTCCGGGGGAAATCTTTTTGAAAGGATGAAATTTACAAGAAAGGAAGTGAACTTTCAATATGGCGAAAGGTAAATATGAACAATGGCTGACAGAAGAAGGTTTACTTCAACTTGAAGCATGGGCAAGAAACGGTTTAACGGATGAACAGATTGCCGCTAATATCGGTATCAGCAGAAGCACCCTGAACGAATGGAAAAATAGATTTTCGGACATTTCGGACACCCTAAAAAGGGGAAAGGAAATTGTTGATATTCAGGTTGAAAATGCTTTGCTAAAAAGGGCGTTAGGCTATACCTACAAGGAAACCACCCGTGAAGCACAGTTCAACCCGCAAACTGAACAATATGAAATGGTTGTAACAAAAGAGGTTACAAAAGAGGTTGTACCCGATACCACAGCACAAATTTTTTGGTTGAAGAACCGCAAGCCGGAAGAATGGCGTGATAAAAAGGATGTTGAACATAGTGGATCGGTAAACAATCCGTTTGCTGCATTATCAACCGAACAGCTTTTGAAGTTGGCGGGTGATGATGAATGACAGAAAAGCAGCTAATTCAGATGGGGGCAAAATGTGAACTTGCAAGGCGTTCATTCTTCCATTATTGCAAGCTGAAAGCCCCTTCTTTTTATAAAAACAACCGTGAATTCCTTGTGAACTTTTGCGGTGAACTTCAATCCTTCTATGAAGGTGATGATGAAGTATTAGTTGTGAATATGCCGCCCCGACACGGTAAGAGCCGAACAGCCGGGTTATTCGTTGAATGGGTATTAGGTCAGAACCAAAATGAAAAGGTTATGACCGGATCATACAACGAAATTCTTTCAACAAGTTTTTCAAAGACGGTCAGAAATGACATTTTGGAAGAAAAGGCTGATGAAAACAAAATCATATATTCTGACATTTTCCCCGGTGTAACGATCAAGCGGGGTGATGGTGCTATGAATATGTGGAGTTTGGAAGGCGGGTATAACAATTATCTTGCAACTTCCCCTTCCGGTACTGCTACGGGTTTTGGTTGTTCGCTGATGATTATTGACGATTTAATAAAAAATGCAGCGGAAGCCTATAATGAAGAAACCCTTGAAAAACAATGGGATTGGTTCACAAATACAATGCTTTCCCGTTTGGAAGAAGGCGGCAAGATCATAATCATTATGACACGCTGGGCAACGGGTGATTTGGCTGGTAGGGCGTTAGAGCATTACACCAAAGAGGGGGCAAAAATCAGGCATATCAGCCTAAAAGCCTTACAGGATGATGGAACAATGCTTTGTTCTGAAATCCTTTCCCTGAAATCCTACAATGCCAAAGTGAAAGCTATGGGTTTGGATATTGCTTCCGCAAACTATCAGCAAGAACCCATTGATATTAAAGGCAGACTTTACACGAAATTCAAAACCTATACTAAACTTCCTATGGATGAAAACGGCAACCTTCTGTTTACAGCCATTAAAAACTATACTGATACCGCTGATACGGGTGATGATTACCTTTGCAGTATCAATTATGGTGAATACAATGGTGAAGCCTATGTTCTTGATGTACTTTACACAAAGGACGGAATGGAAATCACAGAACCCGCAACGGCTAAAATGCTGAAAAAGGATAATGTGAATGTTGCTGATATTGAATCCAATAATGGCGGTAGAGGATTTGCACGATCCGTTGAACGGATAATGAAAGAAGTGCTGCATACCAATCACACGGTATTTCACAGCTTCTATCAATCCAAAAACAAGCAATCCCGCATTTTGTCAAATAGTACATGGGTTATGGAACACATATATTTCCCGGTGAATTGGAATGACCGATTCCCGGAATATTTTGAAGCAATGACAAAGTATCAGAAGGAAGGCAAAAACGCACATGATGATGCCCCGGATGCTACAACCGGAATTGCTGAAAAGGTTGGCGTTGGAAGTGCGTTCAGCTTTGATTAAAAATAACACATTAGTAACAAACAGCCCTGAAAGCCTTGTGTTTTCGGGCTTTTGTATTTATTACGCAATAGAAAGGGGTGAAAAAAGTTGAATGTAGGTGAAAAGATGCTGAACAGGCTTTCAAATATTATGCTGTTCGGCTTCAAGTCGAATATGAGTAATAAACAGTTCCTTGAACAGTCTATCATGCGTTGGAAGGGTTCACCGGAAAGAATGATGCAGATCAAGGGGCAGCTTTACTATCAGAACGAACATGATATTCTTTCCCGAAAGCGTACTATGATTGGTGAAGATGGTAAGCTGCAAGTGGTTGAAAACCTTCCGAATAACCTTGTGATTGATAATCAGTATATGAAGATGGTGAACCAAAAGGCAAACTACTTGTTAGGTCAACCCTTTGCTATTGATGGTGAAAATGAACTTTACATTGAACTTTTGAAACAGGTATTCAATAAGAAGTTTATGAAAACCTTGAAAAATGGTGGTAAGGCAGCGTTGAACCACGGTATAAGCTGGTTATTCCCCTACTACAACAAGCAGGGTGAATTTTCTTTCCGTCTGTTTCCGGGTTATGAAATCCTTCCTATTTGGGAAGATAGCGAACATACCATTTTAGCGGGTGCAATCAGGCTTTATTTGGTTACAGGCTATGACGGTTTAACCCCTGTTGTTATTGAAAAGGTTGAAGTTTTCGATATGCAGGGAATTCATTGTTATGTGCTGGACGGTAACACCCTGATTCCTGATCTAACGGTGGAAGAACAAGATTGTGCCTATGTGATGAACGGGAAGAAGGCTTTGAATTGGGCGAAAATTCCCCTGATTCCCCTGAAATACAATGAACAGGAAATTCCCCTGATTAAGAAGGTGAAAAGCCTTCAAGATGGTATCAATGTAATGCTTTCCGATTTTGAAAACAATATGCAAGAGGATGCACGAAATACCATTCTTGTATTGAAGAACTATGACGGCACGAATTTAGGGGAATTCAGAAAGAACCTTGCAACATACGGTGCGGTTAAGGTTCGCTATGATGGTGAAACCAAAGGCGGCGTTGAAACCCTTGAAATCACAGTAAATGCGGAAAACTACAAGGCAATCGTGGAAATTTTCAAGAAAGCCTTGATTGAAAACGCTATGGGCTATGATGCAAAGGATGATAGGCTTTCCGGCAATCCTAATCAGATGAATATTCAAAGTATGTATTCTGATATTGATTTGGATGCTAACGATATGGAAACCGAATTTCAGGCTGCTTTTGAAGAAATCCTTTGGTTCGTCAATGCACACCTTGCCAATACAGGCAGGGGCAATTTTGAGAATGAGGAAGTAAACATTATCTTCAACCGTGATATTCTGATTAACGAAAGTGAAGCGATTGCGAATTGTCAGGCTTCCGTGGGTATTCTTTCTGATGAAACTATCATTGGTATGCACCCGTGGATTGATGATCCGCAAGCAGAACTTGAACGATTGGAAAAGCAGCGGGAAAAGGAAAAGAAGGAAATGGAAGCCCAAAGCTACAATCCTTTTAGAAATCCGCAGCAAGGCAATCAGCCGCCCAATAAGGAAGGCGGTGGAGTAAATGAAGAATAGTGATTATTGGAAGCAGCGTTTTGAACAGCTTGAAAACGCCCAAAATCAGAAAGCCGCTGATGCTTTCCGGCAGATTGAAAGGCAATACAGGCAAGCCCAAAAGGAAATTGAAGGTAAAATCAACACATGGTATCAGCGTTTTGCAAAGAATAACGGTGTTACTATGGCAGAAGCCCGGAAGATGCTTTCCGGTGCTGACCTGAAAGAATTCAAATGGGATGTTCAGGAATATATAAAATACGGTCAGGATAACGCTTTAATGGGCGGCTGGGTGAAGGAATTGGAAAATGCTTCTGCAAAGTTCCACATTTCAAAGCTGGAAGCCCTGAAAATTCAGACACAACAAAGCCTTGAAAGTTTATTTTCAAAACAGGCGGGAACGGTAAGTTCTGTAATGGCTGATGTGTTTGAAAGCGGCTATTACCATTCCGCTTATGAACTTCAAAAGGGGTTCGGTATCGGTTGGGATATTGCCGGGTTGGATCAATCGCAGATTGAAAAACTGCTATCTAAACCGTGGGCTGCTGATGGTTACAATTTTTCTGAAAGAATTTGGGGAAACAAAGATAAACTGATTGCGGAAGTTCACACCGAACTAACGCACAATATTATGCTTGGTTCTGATCCGCAAAAGGCTATTGATGCCATTGCAAAGAAAATGAACACTTCCAAAAACAACGCCGGAAGGCTTGTAATGACGGAAGAAGCATATTTCAGTTCCGTTGCACAAGGCGAATGTTTCAACGATCTTGATGTTGAAGAATATGAAGTTGTTGCAACGCTGGATTCCCACACTTCCGATATTTGCAGAAGCCTTGACGGTCAGGTTTTCCCCATGAAAGACTATCAAGCGGGCGTTACCGCCCCGCCCTTTCATGTATATTGCCGTTCAACTACTGTACCGCACTTTTCAGAAGATTTCGGGCAGATTGGGGAACGGGCTGCAAGGGATGCCGAAACAGGCAAAACCTATTATATTCCTGATGATATGAAATATCAGGAATGGGAAGATACCTTTGTTAAGGGCGGCGATAAATCCGGCTTTACGGTGTTTGATGATGGTTCAGCCCTTCATTACACCCATACCCCGGTAGTTGAACCGCCGAAACCAAAGAAAGAATACCTGACAAAGAAGAAGCTGCAAGCCAATATTGCAAACGCTGATGTTCAGCTTGAAGATTTGGAAAATCAATTCAAGGCTGCTTCCGGTGGTTGGGGTTATGATGAAGTTATCAAGGATTTTGGAAGCCTTGAAGATTTCGCTGATGGTGATGAACTATCCAAAATGAAAGCCCTTCATTCACAGATGGAAGCCCTTGAACAGCAAAAAGCCGAATGGCAAGAAAAGCTGAATGAAAAATTGAAGGCTGAACAGAAGAAAGCCCTGATTAAGCAACAGCTTGAATTGGAAAAACAGGCGGCGGCAGTTCAACAGCAGCTTGACGGTATGGAAATCAAAACCTATTCCGGCATTTGGAAAGATGATGTTACAACCGCCGATTTCGCAAAGCTGAACATTGAAGGTAAAAAGAAGTATTATGAAGGCAAGTTCATTACTGAAACTGATCCTGATTTAATGCAAAAATATCAGAACCTATACAAGCAGCTTCAAGAATTGGAAGTTGAAGGTAAGGCTTATGATGATGTTCAGAAGGAATTGCAGAAAATTCAGGCTGAATTGAACAAAGTTCAAGCAGATTTGCAAAAACTTGAAAAAGGTGATATAATAGATACGGTGGATGATGCCTTTTCACAAGCCCGTAAAGATGCGGCGTTGTGGGCGAAATCTACCAAAGAAGCGGATGATGCTTTGCGTGATGTGTGCGGGGATGTTTGGAAGAACGCCCCGAAAGCCGAAAGGGATGCTATCTACGGTTACACTTCAAGTTACAGTAAGATCAATGAACCGTTGCGTGGTATTGAATACGGTACAAACACCTTCAAGGGTGTTGGTAACATTGATTTTGATACCATTGGTACGAATTACGGCGGGCATAAACGGGGGCAAGTTCGCAAACAGATTAACGCTATGACCGATATTATAGAAAAATCCACCTATGATTTTGATATATGGTTGCAGCGTGGTTGTGATTACCGGGGCATGGATAACTTCTTTGAAATATCTATGTCAGATTTACAGAACGCAACACAGGCAGAATTGGAACGGCTGCTGTTGGGTAAAACCGTTACTGATTACGGATTTTTCAGTTGCGGCGTTTCCAAAGGAAAGGGCTTTTCACATAAGCCTATCATTATGAATGTGTATGCACCAAAGGGAACAAAGATGATGTACGCAGAACCGTTTTCCGCTTTTGGTAATGGTTCGGGGCGTTCATGGGATGGCGTT